GCCCGTCGATGGCCACGCAGCCGACCGCATTCGAGGTGGACTGCTCGGCGCCGTGGGGTGACGACGATTTGCACTACGAGCTGATGGCCCAGGGCGACACGGAGCACCAGGTCACGGGGCAGGCCGCGACGTGGGAAGCGAATCCAACCATCACCGTCGAGCAAACGCGCGAACTCGAGCCAGACGAGAAGGAATGGTCACGCGCGTACGCGGCGATCCCAGGCATTGCAGTCAACGCCGACTGGTTCGGCCTCGCGCTCGACCGCGCAATGGCCGGCCCACGCTGCACCGAGCCGCATTTGCCGTGGGTGCGCTATCTGCTGAGCATCGACCCGGCATTCTCGCGCGATCACTTCGGCTGGGCCGTCATCTCGTCGCGCACCTTGCCCCCTGATCCACGCCAACCTGACCGCTCACGCCGCATGACGCGCATTCATGCTGCCGGCGCGTGGAAAATCGGCCAGCAAACGCCAACTGACCTCGCTTTCCGCGTGAGAAACGAGCTTTGCGTGCCGTGGGGTGTTGGTCTACTCGACCTTGGCGCGAGCGAATCGCCTGAAAGCAAGGTTTTGCCGGTGTATACCGACCAGTTTGAGGGCTTTTCCTTCACGGACCTTGCGCGACAGGCCGGTGTGGCGTTACATGTAGTGCCGTGGACTGGCGGCAACGGCGAAACGAGTCAGCTCGCGCGCTACAAAGCGGTCAGGCTCGCCATGCTCGAAGGGCGCCTCGAGCTTCCCTCAGAACTCCATGCTGCGGATGGCATTCGGAAGGATGGGCTGGCGTCCGAGCTGAAGCGCGTCTCGTCGGTTCTGCTTCCGGGTGGCGGCGAGCGAATCGTTCTGCCGCGTTCCAAGAAGGACGGGCACTTGGATAGCGTGGCGGCGACCGTGCTCGGCGTGTCGGTGGCGCTTGACCGTGCTGCACAGCCTGAGCTTGAGCTGCCTGGCGACGTGAAGGTCGAGCAGCCCTGGCGCGCGGCCGAAATCAAGCGCATCGAGGACCAGCGCCGCAAGGAATGGCGCCGGCCTGATGAAGCGATGCGGGCGGCGATGCGGAGGCTTGGGTGAGTTGGCAGGACGCGCTCATGTTCGGGTGCGCCGCCTTCGCCGTGGTTCTAGTCGGCGCGTTGGCGCTGGGAAAGTACTGAAACGATGGGAGCCGCAGAAGTCAAAAAGCTAGAGCAGCCGCAACCGAAGGCGCCGGACGGAACGAAGCCGGTTCCGCTGAAATATCTCTACCTGCCGTACACGTTCGGCACGAGCATCTCGCGCGTGATTCAGGTGGGGTCGAGCTTCAGCGACGGATACCAGGCAAGCGGCCACGTCGCTTCGCTCACGCAATACCCAGGCTTTGCCATCGCGGAGATCCGAACGGGCTGGGTGCCTGGCGTGATCGAAAAGGACCAGAACTACGTGACCAAGTACCTGATGATCACGGGTGGGCATGGGCTTGTGGCTGAGGTGCCGGGATGAACGTCCGTTGCTACATGGACAACGTCATTCTTGTCCTCGAGCCGCAGCCAACGCAGACGGCATCGGGTCTCTCGATCGTGCATAACCGATCGCCAGGCGCGCGCGAGCATCGAACGGCAAAGGTTCTCGCATCAGGCCCAGGCTATAAGCGCGGATGCTGTGGCGCGTTCGTCGAGAACCAAGTGAAGCCTGGCGATCGCGTGATCGTGGACGCGCTGGCGGGGCAGAACTTCGCCTTCGACCTGACGGCCCCGAGGCAGAATAAGAGCGCTGAATTCCAGGAGCTGGTTGGCGAGCGCGGAGAGTTCCGGATCGTGCGCCATGACGAGATTTTGGCCATCATCGACGAGTGCGTGGGGATCGCTGCCGAATGACCACAGCGGGGTCGTCCAAGGGTAGGACTCTCGGTTCATGCCCGAGCAACGGTGGCTCGACTCCACCCCCCGCAACCATTTGGCAACGCTTCGCGAACCTGCTCGGCATCGAAGAACGCCACGCCGAAGACGCCCTGCATTCCGAACGCGTAGCCAAGCATGTCATCTCGCGGCGGTCGTTCATGGGCGCGGCAGGTGTGCTAGCCGGCGCGGCGCTGTTTTCGTTCCCGAAGTCTGCGCAGGATGAAGTTCGGGAGCTGACGAAGCGGACGCATCACGGCTCGACGCTCAGTTCGTTCGATCGGCTCCTCAAGGAGCGTTATAGCGACGCAAGCTGGAAGCCGCTGGCAAACGATCAGTACCTATCCGCGCTCAAGAAAGACGACCACCTTTTCATGGGCAGCGATGCCCAGAACTATGAAATCGGCATGCCGCTGGTTATCGGGACGGGTGGCAAGGGATTTGGCGGAAGCTTGGTCGTTACAGCCGTCGATCATGAGCGCGGCATCATCACGCTCGATGGCGAGGTGCACTGACCCGCGCCTAGCGCACGGGTCGAGGCATGGCCGCGCGCCGCAAGCTAGCGATCGAATCCGAGTCGCCCTGGTACACGCTCGACTTCGAGCAACAGGCGATGGAGATCCGCCGGCTCATCGACAGCTATAAGCACAGCCAGGGCTCGCGGATTGCTGCCTACCTGCGCAACCTCTCCATGTACGAAGGCCGCGAAATGGGCGGCTACTCCGCGCACGCCTACTGCGAAACGCAAAGCACAGCCGGCTATGCGCGCGAACGCCTGCGCCTGATCCGCTCAGCCGTCGCAACCGCAGTCGCAAACATCTACGCGCCGCAGAAGCCCAAGCCGCAGTTCCAAACGCTTGGGGCAACATGGGCCGTTCGTCGCCGTGCCTCGCGCCTGGACAAGATTTGCGAAGGCATTCTGAACCAGCGCCAGGGCCGATGGGTGAACGTCTGGTCGCTCATGATCGACGCCGGCTCGGAAGCTGCGCTGCAGGGCGTCGCGGCCATCATGGTGAACGCGAACCTCGCGCAAAAGCGCATCGAGCATAAGCTCTTTTCGCTGCCCGATCTCTACACGGATCCATCGCAAGGCCGGAACCCGTGCGACCTGTTCGCTCGAGAGCCAATCGGCGTGGACGAAGCGATCGGAACGTTCGGCCTCAAGGGCGCGAAGGCTGACCAGGTAGCGAAGGCTCCAGCTTACGAGTGGTACGGCCTGAGCAAGAACTCGGGGCGGCGCGCATCGAAGGTCGTCGAGCTGCAATACGGCTGGCACCTTCCGAGCGGTCGAGAGACTGGCGACGGACGCTGGGCTATCGGCGTCAATGGCGTCACGATCGACGGCGACGAATGGACTGCGCCTAGCTTCCCGTTCGTGTTCCTGATCTGGGAGCCGCACCGTGACGGCTTCTGGGGCAGCGGCATCGGTGACGAGGGCGGCGCGATGTCCACCGAGTGCGACGACTTGGATCTGCGCCTGCACATGCGGGAGATCATCGCGTCTGGCACCAAGATTTTCTTCGAGGAGGGCAGCGTCAAGCCGGACGATCTGATGGTGAACGATGCCCTGGTCGGCGTGGCCGTGATGAAGGGCGCAATGCCGCCGCAGCAAACGCAGGTGATTCCGTTCTCGCCGATGGAGCTTCAGTACCTCCAGAGCAAAGTTTCAATGTTCTGGGATGCGATCGGCATCTCGCAAGTTTCGGCGGCCGCCCGTCGTGAGCAGGGCGTATCGAGCGGCGTCGCGATGCGCACCCTGAACGACACGAAGGCTGGCCGGCAATTGGTCAAGGCGCAGCGCTATGAGCAGGCGTTCGTTGACCTTGCGCATCAATACATCTGGCGCCTTCGTGAGCTTGCCGCAGACGACCCAAAGTTCGTCGTTCGCTGGCCAGGGAAATCCGTCATCCGCGAGGTGAGTTGGAAGGAAGCGGACGTGGATGACGACGCGTTTAGCATCAGCGTTGCGCCAGCCTCCGCGCTTCCGCACGACCCCGCCGGCCGCCAGGAGATGATCCAGGATCTCTACCGCGGTGGCCTCATCAGCCAGGAAACTGCCAAGCAGCTCATGGGCTGGCCGGATCTCGACGCCGAGCTCGAGGTCGAGAACTCCGAAACCGAGTACGTGGATCTCCTCATTGAGCGTTACCTAAACGCCGAAGAGAAGACGTGGAGCATGAACGAGTACGAGGGCCCCGAAGGCTACGTGATCAACAAGATCGGCGCGCTCCGGCGGTTCATCTCGGCGCTGTGGCGTGCACGCATCGACAAGGCCGCACTCTCGACCCCGAAGGAGAAGCAAAAGGCCGAGTTCTGCATTCTGCTTCTCATCAGGTGGATCAAGGAGATGGACGCGCTGATGAACCCGCCAGCACCGCCGGCACCAGCAGCGCTGGGCGCTCCCGCCGCTCCGCCTCCGCCAGGCGCTCCGCCGATGGGTGGCCCGCCTGGCCCTCCTGGCGCACCGCCACCAGTCGCACCGATTGGACCGCAGATGTTGCCACCCGGCTCAGGCGTGCCGATGGCGCCGCTCAGACCGACAGGAACCTAGAAAATGGCCGATGAAGTAAAGCCCGCAGAAGCCGCAGCGCCCGCAGCCGCCCCGCCCGAGTCGTTCACCGAGAAGATGAGCCGGCACGGCTGGGACAAGACTGCGCCGCATGCCGACAACCCGGACTCACTGGGCGCGAAGGCTCGAGCGGAAGCGACCGAGACGGAGCCCGCGGCTGAAACTGAGCCATCCAAGACCGAGAAGCCGAAGAAAGCCAAGGCCGATCCGACCGAAGCCAAGCGCGAGCAACTAAAGACGCTCATCGCCGAGCTTGGAATGGAGCTCGAAGACAACCGCGTGACCGTGGCCGAGCGCCATGCCCTGCGCGAAGAGAAGCGGCAGGCAACCGCACGCCTCGCGCAGATGGAAAAAGAAGCCATGGGCCGCATCGAAGCGGCAACCAAGGCGGCCGAGGAAGCGCGGCAGAAGGATGCGCCCAGGTTCGACAAGCTTTCGGCGTTCGAGAAGGCCGTTACCGATGGCGATCATGAGGCGATGGCCGCGGCCGTTGGCTTCAAGACATGGGACGAGCTTCAGGAGCACTTCATCGCGCTGAAAGCCGACCCAGCCTACAAGCATTTGATGGCCGTGCGCCAAAAGGCTGACGCGCTCGAGCGGGACATGAAGGAAAAGGAAGCTCGGGCCGCGGAAGAGGCCGAGGCGCGCTCAAAAACCGAGGCGCAGCAAGCCGAAGAGCGCGCGAATCAGGAAGCCCGCGCCAACTACATGCGCGGACTCGCCCAAAAGATGAGCGCGAGCACCGATCCGCTCGTGAAAGCGATGCATGACGACGGCGCATTCGTCGGGGCAGTCTTCCGCGTGATGCAGGAGGTCTATCGCGAGACCGGCGAGGAGATTACCCCTGAGCAAGCCATCCGAAAGGCTGCCAAGGGTGCACAAAACCCGCTCATGGCCGAGCTAAAGCGCCTGCACGAAAAGCTCGACCCCATTTTCCGTGCTCCGGAGCCCAAGACCGAGCAGGTTGCGACGACCAAGCCAACCGGACGCACGCCACCACCGGTCAAGCCTCCCGCAGCGAGCAAAACCAAGATGGACGATCGCGAGTGGAAGGCGTCCGCCGCTGAGCGACTTGCCGCAGCGGTTGCTCAAGAGACTGCTCAGCGCAGACCTGCAAACGGCGCCCGCTAGCCTGCCCTCCAGTGCCACCGGGGCGTAATTTGGCTAAAAAAACAAATGTCCTTTCAGTTCGCTGCACCAGGGCGGAGCGCGCAACGGTTGCATTCATGGCAAGGCGCGCTGGGATGAGGCTTTCCGACTGGATGAGACTCATGCTTTCGGCCGCTGCGAATGGCAAACCGAGCCCGCTAACCTGCCCCCGCGCGGGCCATAAATCGACGCGCAACCAACGCGCATGCGTTGACAGAATCGCGCAGTTTCGTCACCCTCTAAATCGCCGCGCAGTTTAGCGACTGGGCGAGATGGTTGCCCCCGGGAGCCCCGATCCCGAGAAGACGGTTTCAGACGCATCGGCACTAGGCCGATCTGAGGACACTTCTCATGGGTTCAACGCTCACCACATTCGACGCTCTACTCAAGGAACGCTACATCGACTCAGACCGAGTCGAGGAGCTCACCTATCCGGAAAACGTGCTGCTCGGCATGCTCGAGAAGCGCGGCGATACCGGCATGGTCGGCGACGTGCTGCCGGTCCCGATCATCACGGTGAACCCGCAGGGCACCGCGGCTGTTTTCGCGACCGCGCAATCCAACGTCTCCAACATCGTTGCGAGCAAGTTCAACATCACGGCCGGCGACTACTTCGGCGTAGTCCAGATCGGCGACAAGGTGATGATGGCTTCGCGCACCAATCAGGGCGCGTTCCTCGAGGACAAGGTCACCGAAATCGACGGCCTCTATGAGACGGCTGGCGAAAACCTCAGCATCTATTGCTGGGGCAACGGCGGCGGCTCACTTGGTCAGGTCCAGTCGATCGCGACGCCAACCGCGAACGACATCGTTCTGGTGAACCCGATCGACGCGCAGAACTTCGAGATCGGCATGACCTGCCGCGTGTCTGCGAACGACGGCTCCGACGCGGCGCACACGCTCCGCACGGGCTCAACGACTGTCTCGGCCGTAAACCGCGCGACGGGCGTCATCAGCTTCACGGACGAGTCTCAGTTCTCCGGCTTCGCAAACGGCGACTTCGTGTTCCGCTCCGGCGACTTCTTCGGCACGACCGGTGTGGTTGTCATGAAGGGCGTTCAGGCATTCATCACGGCGACCGATGTCCCGCAGGCCCTGTGGAACCTCACCGCCGCGAACCGCCTGGTCGATCCGCAGCGCTTCGCCGGTTGCCGCGTGAACCCGCTCACCCTCGGTGGCCTCTCCTACGAGGAACGCCTGAAGAAGCTCGTCGCGCAGATGACGGGCCGCTTCAAGTCGAAGGCGCCCACCGCGGTTTTCATGAACCCCGAGGACTTCCAGGTGCTCGAGACGCTCATGGGCGCTCGCGGCGTTCGTCCGCTCGAGGACGAGACGACCAAATTCGGCTACACGAAGATCGACATGCTCACGGGCGCCGGCCGCATTCCGATCTACTCGGATCGGCACTGCCCTTTCGGCACGGCCTTCGCGTTCCGGATGCAGAACCACTGGATCTCGAGCATGGGCGAGCTGTTGCACGTTCAGAACGGCGACGGCTTGCAGATGCTCCGCGGCGCATCGAGCACGGATTACGAGTTCCGCCTCATCAGCTACCCGCTCTACGCCAACAACTGCCCCAAGAACCACGGCCGCGTGCTCTTGCAGTCGTAAAGGGCGCACATGCCGAACCCCGATCTTGGATCAGTTACACCCCAGTTTCCGCTCAACACGGGCGGACCGCTGGGACCGAACGGCATCGCGATTGCCGCGCACTTCTACGTCGCCTCGGGCGGCATGGTGCAAATCGGTCGCATCCAGCCGAGCGGCGCGCTCCCAGCAACCGGTATCCAGAACGTCACGCCGCAGGGCTTTCCCGGCTTCTCGGCAACGCTTGTGGGTACCGGTCTCTACGACATCCGGCATCCGCCCGCGAACATCCTCAAATGCTGGCCCGAGGCGGTTCTCCCGTCCGGTGGCGCGCCGCTGGTTCCGAAGATGGAGCGGCAGATCGGAAACAGCGCGTCCGGCGTGATGCGGTTCAGCATGAATCAGCCGCAGTTCCAGGCGCCGTCTGGCTCCCCCGCATCCGGCTTCACGCCCGCAAACCCGCCCACCGGCACGCGTATGGATCTGCTCTTCTACGTGCAGCCGACGCAGAACCCGGCCGGGGTCACGCAGTTCTAAATGGCTGTCGTGGACATGGACATGGGTCCGCCGGCTGGTGCCGGGATGGACGACATGGGCTCGGACGAATCAACCGAGCCCGGGGGCGAAGAGCCGGCCGACGACTTCGAGCGCGAGGCTTTCGACGCGATGGACGACTCTTTGCCCAAGAAGTCGCGCGCCATGGCCCTGAAGGAGGCGATCCGCATGTGCCTCGAGAAGGACGAAGCGGGCGGCTATGGCGGCGACGAAGGCAAGCCGAAGAGCGGCTTGGCGTTGATTCTGGGGCCTCCGAAAAAGAAGGGCTAGCGCTGTCCCTTACGGTGACAGCATGAGCCGCGACGTAAGCCTTAGTCAACTCCGCACCGACATCGCAAATCAGTGTGATTTCGTGGCGAGCGCATCGACGCGCTACACGCCCACGCTACTCACGCGCCTAATCAATCAGTCGATCCAACGCTTTCGGGAGCGCTGCTCGGCTGAGGGAATGACGCATTTCCTCACCTCGACGAGCGGAACGCTTCTCGGGCAAACGTCACCGTATGCCTTCGAGGAGCTAGATCTCTCGAGCGTGACACCGAGCGTCGTGCGCACGTACGGCGTGGACGTGACCATCAATGGGGTCGTGAACACGCTCGCGCATCGGCCCTTTACTGAGCGCAACGACTATTCCGATCTCGGCCCTGGGATCCCGGTGGCCTGGGCGCAATACCAGACCCGAACGCTCGCGATCATGCCGTCCCGTGGCGGCGATGCTTACACCGTTTGGTATCTCCCGGTGCTCGACGACTTGGTGGACGATACAGACACTTTCGACGGTGTTTCCGGTTGGGAAAACTGGGTTGTTTGGGATGTGGTTTGCCAGCTTGCGGCGCGCGACCAGTACGACGTAGCGCTCAAGCAATTCGCCTTCCTGCGCGACGGGATCTGGCAGGACATCATCCGCGGCGCATCGCGCGTGACGGCCGCGGGTGGGCAAGTTATCGGGCGCGACGCAATGCGGCGAGGCAGGCCAGCGGGTCCGGTCGGCGGCGATCGTGGCCCAACGGGACCGACCGGAGCATCTGGATCTGGAGGCAGCGGAGGCGGACTAGCCGACTCGCTGATGCTGATGGGTGGCTGAAACTCAGAAAGTCCTCGGCCAGTCGGCGCCGCTCGCCACGACGCTTACAGACGCCTACACGGCGGCAGCAAAGACAGTCGTGTCTTCGGTGGTGATCTGCAACCGGGGCGCCGCTCAAATCCTCGTGCGCATTTCAGTCGCAGTGGCGGGCGCAGCGGATGCGACCAAGCAATACCTCTATTACGATCTTCCCGTGCCCGCGAACGACACGTTTATCGCCACAATCGGCATCACCATGGGCATCGCGGACGTGGTGCGCGTGTACACCGATCTGGCTACCGCCTCGTTCAACCTCTTCGGCATCGAGGTGACGTAAGTGTCCCAGGGCTACGCACGCGGACAGCCGGGAGCTACTGGTGCGCAAGGGCCGGCAGGCCCCGGAGCATCCGGTCTAGCGATCTCCCAGTTGGCGCCCATGACGCCAATGCGGCTGCTCGGCCGCTACGACTTTCCGTCCGGCGTCCCGCAGGAAATCAGCTCGCCGACGCTTGCGCAGTTCCTGCCGCACTTTTCGATCACTGAGCGCGGAGCCGTTCCTGCGCCGACCGGTGGCTCAGCCGGCAACTACCTGGACGCCTATGGCGGCTGGTCCGTCCCGAGCTCATACGCGCGCCCAAGCGGCGTGACACTCGGCGAGCAGAACTTCGCGCTCCCGAAGACAATCCTGGGCCGCTCAACCATCGGCACCGGCACGCTCGAGAGCCTACAGCCTGGGCAAGTCGCCTCGATGATCGGCGGAATCTGGGGCTCCGGCCTTCAGTTCCTGCCGACCCCAACCGGATCCGCCCAGGGGCGAGTCCTGAACGACGACGGGATCTGGCGCGTCATCCCGACCGGTAGCGTCATCCCGAGCGGAATCGCGCTGCCACAGCTTGGCGCCCTCTCGCCGCTGATCATTCTTGGGCGCAACACTCTCGGCTCAGGCGCTGTCGAGCAGCTAACCGGACAGACGGTAGGCTCGATGATCGGCAAGTACGCCGGCTCAGGCATGGGCCTCGTGCCGCTTTCCACGGGCCTCTCGGCTGGTTCGGGCGGCAACTTCCTCGACGACTACGGGACGTTTAGGCGCCCAAGCGGCTTCTCCCTGGGCGAGCTTGGGCCGCTCATCAACCCACGCATCCTTGGCCGCTCCACAGCAGGCACGGGCGCAATCGAGGCACTCGCTGGCCCTGCCGTCCAGTCGATGCTCGGCCTCTTCTCGGGCACGGCGCACGGCCTGGTGCCTGGTCCCACGGGCGGCACGCAAAGCCGGTTCCTGAACGATGGTGGCGGCTGGACCATCCCGCTTGCGAGCGGCATCGCAAACGCAGCCCTCGGCCTGATGCTGCCGCCTCTGCTCAAGGGGCGACTAACGGCCGGCACGGGCATCCCCGAGGACCTGACGGGCGCGCAGGTCGCGGCATCAATGCTGCCCGTCTACATGGGCTCAGGCGTCGGCGTCGTGCCTGCGCCAACGGGCGGCACCGCAAGCGGCTCCTTCCTCGGTAATAACGGAACATGGCAAGCGGTCACGCCGGCATCGGGTGCCACACAAGCGCTCATGGAGGCCGCCGTCACCGCAGTGAACCCGGTTACGCCAGCGGTTCAGCAATACCATCCGGGGCATCCGAAATTCTGGGCATTCGTGCCAGTGCGCGGCGGCGTTCCGACCCTCTCGTCTAGCTATAATGTTTCGTCGGTTACTGACGACGCCCTGGGGCAAGTAACCATCAACCTTGCCACGTCGTTTAGCTCAGTAAGCTGGTCGCCTTTGGCTACGGTCGGGAAGGTAAATCCGTCGCTAACCTCGGCCGCAATTCGCGAGATGATGGTGAGAGAATCTGGTATTGCGGCTGGCACCATTGGGCTCATCTGCGTGGACGGCACGATCGGCACCAGGAACCCGGTGGATCCAGATTTCTGGAGCGTCCAGGGGCAGGGTGACCAATGAGCACATGCGTGGCTATTACACGCGTGGATGGCTCCCTGGTCATGCTCTATCTGACGGAGAGCTCCGCATCAGACGCGTCAATCGAGGCCGAGATTTCCAAGTCCAGAATCGAGGCCCAATCCTGGCGCCGCGTTGGCCTAAGTGATGTGCCGACCGATCGCTTGTTTCGCGCGTCGTGGCGCGACACGGGAACGGCCATCGAGAACGACATGGAAAAGGCGCGCAAAATCTGGCTGGATGAAGCGCGCCGGCAACGTCAGCCGAAGCTTGATGATCTTGACCGCGAATGGTCTCGCGCGATGGGTCAAAACAAGAAGAAGGAGGCAGACGACATTGAGGTGGAGCGTCAGCGTTTGCGCGATCTTCCAGAAACGATCGCCGATGCGGTCGCTGAGGCTAAAGACTTGGTAGAATTGCGGGCGGTGAGTATCGAATGAGCCGGGACGTCACCCTCAGCCAGCTCCGCACGGACATTGCCGCGCAGTGCGATTTCAGCACGAGCACGACCGGCCGCTACACGCCGACGCTCCTGAACCGGCTCATCAACCAGAGCATTCAGCGGTTCCGCGAGCGCATCAGCAACGAGGGGATGACGCACTTTCTCGTGCCTGCGACGGGAACGCTGCCGCAGGGGACGACGAGCACCTACGCGTTCCAGACGCTCGACCTTTCGTCGCTCTCCCCGTCACTCGTCCGCACGTACGGCGTTGACATCACGGTCGCGGGCATCGTCAAGACCCTGAACCACCGGCCGTTTACCGAGCGGAACGACTACATCGAGAGCACGACCATGACGGGCGAACCCCGAGCATGGGCGCACCTGCAAACACGCTCGATCGCCATCATGCCGGCGCCCGACGCGTCGTATGCATATACGGTTTGGTACCTGCCGGTCCTTGCCGACCTGACCGCGGACGGAGACACCTTTGACGGCGTCGCGGGCTGGGAGGTTTGGGTCCTCTGGGATTGCGTCTGTCAGCTCATCGCGCGCGACCAGTACGCAACGGCCTACACGCAAGCGATCGCCGAGCGTGATCTCGCGTGGCAGGACATCGTACGGTCCGCCACGAAGGTCAGCGCAGCAGGCGGCGCAATCGTTGGTCGCGACTCGATGGGGCAAACCGGTCTCTGGGGTCGCGGAGCCGTGCGCTCGGTCGGTGCCGGCGGGACGACGGGGCTTCCGCCCAATAGCTCCGTCACGAATGCGATGCTGGTCACGCGGACGGGGCCGATCGTACTCGGCCGTCTCGACACGACAACCGGCAACGTCGAGGACGTTCCGGTCCCATCACTCACGTCGTACATCGGCAAATTCTCTGGCACGCGCCCCGGACTTGTCCCGAGCGGAACGGGCAGCGTTGCCGACTCGCTTCGTGGCGATGGAACGTGGGGCAATGCAACCACCGGAGCGAGCGGCCTTTCGCCAACGCTTCTCGCGCCGATCCAGTCGCCGCGGTTTCTCGGGCGGCTATCTGCTGGTACCGGCTCGGTCGAGATCCTTGTGCCGACCCAAGCTGCCACGATGCTGCCGGAGTTCACGGCGCTCTCGAAGGGGCTCGTTCCTTCTCCCGCGGGGGTAGCGCCGGCATTCCTGAGCGCAAGCGGT